TGCGGCACCAGCAGTGGCGGGCACGGTAAGCATTACATTCCCCGGTCAAGGCATTCTTTTTGATACAGATGTGTTCGTCACGTTGGCGAATGCTACGGCGACTGTGTTCTATGGCTAAGAAAACCCCCGTACTTGCAGTAGGTCGTGGTGAAAAGCTTCCTACAAAGCAAGGGGCGGGGCTAACTGCGAAAGGCAGAGCCAAGTACAACAAAGCCACTGGGTCTAATCTAAAGGCTCCACAGCCTGAAGGTGGCCCTCGTAAAAAATCATTTTGTGCACGTATGAGCGGGATGCCCGGTCCTATGAAAGACGAAAAGGGTAAGCCTACCCGCAAAGCCGCAAGTTTAAAGAGATGGGAATGTTAAATGGATGACCCAATTAAAACAGCTCGTGAACTGGCTACGCATGCTAGTGACATTAGGCATTTGCAATCTGATATGGATAAGATGGTCAAAGACATGGACGAAATAAAGAAAACCTTATCAGATATACAAAAGACATTATCCGAAGCTAAGGGTGGCTGGAAAACTTTGATGTATGTAGGTGGTGCGGCCGCAGGAGTTGGGGCGGCGTTTACGTGGTTAATGGACAAATTCTTTAGATAAACTTTTTAAACAAGGTGAAGATTATGATGCATAAGATGAAATCTGGCGGTACGGCAAAAGACGGTAAGAAATTTGATTTTATGAAAATGATTGCGGATAAAAAAGCCGCCGCTGGCAAAAAACCTGTAAAGAAAGGTGATATGGCAGTAAAAAAGGGTGGCATGGTAATGAAGAAAGCCGCGCCTAAAAAGATGATGAAGTCCGGTGGCAAAACCTGCTAAGGAATAGATATGAAAAATGACATGAAGCAAGATAAAGCTATGGTCAAAAGCGCTTTGGGTAAACACGAGAAAGGTATGCACCCCGGCAAGCCCATGACTAAATTATCTAGTGGTGGGTATACTAAAGCCGCTGATGGTTGTGCTACTAAAGGTAAGACAAAAGGTAAAATGGTCTCAATGGCTATGGGTGGCAAAACTAAGAAGGCTTGTTAATAATGGATACCAAAATCCCCCAAGAAGCACAGAACATGCTTATGGATCGTAAGCAAGAGAAAGAACGTCAAGCTTCTCTCGCCGCGGACAAAGCTGAAAACGAAGCACCTAGAAAAGCTGTTGGTGACGCGTACGATAAACTGCGTGATATGATTGGTGTAGGCTCTAAGAAAGAACCTGTCAAGAAAGCCAAGGGCGGCAGTGTAGGTTCAGCGTCTAAGCGAGCAGATGGTTGTGCTGTCAAAGGCAAAACTCGTGGGCGGATGGTGTAACTATGCGAGCCAGTCGCGGAATGGGTGCTATTCGAGAAGACAAGATGCCCAAGGCTAAAACCCGAACGCGTAAGGATGGTGATTCGTTTGAGATGTATGCTGATGGTGGCAAGGTGAATGCCGCAGGGAATTACACAAAACCAGAGCTACGCAAGCGTATTGTGTCCCAAGTAAAATCTGCGGCAACGCAAGGTACGGGCTCTGGCAAATGGTCAGCTCGTAAAGCGCAACTAGTAGCAAAGAAATACAAAGCCGCAGGCGGGGGCTACCGAGATTGAAAGCTCCTCAGAAATCGCTTAAAGACTGGGGTGACCAGAAATGGAAAACTAAGTCTGGCAAGAAGTCTTCAGAGACAGGTGAGCGGTATCTGCCAGAGAAAGCGATTAAAGCATTAACCCCTGCGGAGTATGCGGCAACGACGAAAGCAAAGCGGACGGGCAAGGCTTCCGGTAAACAATTTGTAGCGCAACCAAAGCGCATTGCAAAGAAAACAGCAGGGTTTAGATAATGACCACATCTGGCATCGCAACGTTTAATCTCGATCTCTCTGAGTTAGTTGAAGAGGCGTTTGAGAGAGTTGGCTCGGAGATGCGTACTGGCTATGACCTACGTACTGCGCGGCGTTCCTTAAACCTACTAACTATTGAGTGGGCAAACCGTGGCATTAATCTCTGGACAATAGAACAGGGCTCTATCCCTCTGGTGACAGGGCAAGCTACATACGACCTGCCGGGCGATACAATTGATTTGTTAGATACAGTCATTCGTACAGGTACAGGCCAAGGGCAAATTGACATTAATATTTCCCGCATTTCAGAGTCTACCTACGCTACTATCCCTACAAAGAACGCACAGGGGCGCCCCATTCAAGTATGGATTAATCGTCAGTCCGGTGCAGACTATCCGGGTACTGGCACGAACAACCCAAAGATTGTAATCTGGCCTACCCCTAACTCTCCGGGCAATCAGTATACGTTTGTGTATTGGCGTTTACGGCGTATTCAGGACTCGGGTGGGGGTGTGTCTACACAAGATATTCCTTTTCGGTTCCTTACATGTATGGTGGCGGGCCTAGCTTTTTACTTGTCCGCTAAATTATCAAACATACCGCCGGAAAGAATTATGTTTTTAAAATCTGAGTATGAGCAACAGTTAGATTTGGCAAGCTCGGAAGATCGGGAAAAAGCGCCGCTTCGTTTTGTACCCCGCAATATGTTTTATTGAGGTGACTTATGCCCTCTAAATACGCGTCAGGTAAAAATAGTATCGCGGAGTGCGATAGGTGTGGTTTTCGGTTTAAGTTGTCTCAGCTTAAGAAAGAAGTTGTTAAGACCAAGCTATATCAGATTAAAGTTTGTAAAGCTTGCTGGAATCCAGATCAGCCCCAGCTACAGTTAGGTATGTACCCTGTAAACGACCCACAGGCCGTGCGTGAACCAAGACCAGACATAAGTTATATTGTATCGGGATTGGATGACAATGGTGACCCATCAGGGGGCAGTAGAATATTTCAGTGGGGGTGGGCACCTGTTGGTGGTGCTAGAGATAGCGGTTTAACCCCCAATGCCTTACAATTAATCATTACACTTGGCACCGTTACGGTTGTCATTACTTAGGAGCCATCATGGGTTACAAATCAGCAGCAGACGGTATCGTAAAAAAAGGTAAGACTGGCGTAAAAGTTTTCCCTAACGACGGTGTAAAAAAAGGCATGCAACACGGTGGCAAGCGCTCATTAGGCGTATCATCTGAGAAGATGAAGGCTGTCGGTCGTGGTCTGGCTAAAGTCGCTAATCAAGGGGGTTGATATGGCTAAGTTCTCACAGAAGTTAATGGGTAAAGAAGTTGGTTCAGCCGAAGTCTATGCGGAGCCCCATACTATGGACGGTAAGAGCATTGATTCTAAAACCGCCGCAGCTTCTCAAAGTTACAAGACAGACCCTAACACTATGTCAGCTATGGAAGCGACTCCCGGCGGTATGCCTGCACGTCGTGTAAGCGGGGGTAATCCTGCCCGTCAAGATACGAAGACATCTGGCATTAAGATGCGTGGTACAGGTGCGGCAATTAAGGGCACTATGTCACGCGGACCTATGGCTTAAGATGAACTACGCAGAGCTAACCACCGCAATTACTTCGTACTCGGAAAGCGATGAACAACTGTTTGTCGAGAATATTCCCACGTTCGTAAAAATTGCCGAGCAGAAGATTTATAACTCTGTGCAGTTGGCCTATTTGCGTAAAAACGTAGACGGCAATACAACAATAGGTAATAAGTACTTATCTACACCGTCTGATTTTTTATCGGTGTACTCGGTTGCAGTAGTAGACGGGGGTGGTAACTACGAGTACCTACTTAGCAAAGATGTTAACTTTATTCGTCAAGCGTATCCTAGTCCATTAGATGTGGGGCTACCTAAGTACTACGCTATTTTTGGTCCCACGACCACAGCGGGTTTACCAACGGCGCTTACAAATGAAATATCACTCATATTGGGTCCAACACCTAACGCAAGCTATACCGTCGAGCTTCATTACTTTTTCTACCCTGAGTCAATCGTTACTTCAGGTTCAACTTGGCTTGGTGACAACTTCGATTCAGCTCTTTTCTACGGTGCTATGCGCGAAGCCTCAATCTTCCAGCGTCAAGAAGCAGACGTAGTGGCTAACTATGAAGCAAAGTACAATGAAGCCATGTCGCTATTAAAACAGTTGGGCGACGGAAAAGAGAGACAAGATGCCTATAGAAGCGGCCAAGTCCGCCTACCGGTGAGATAATATGGCCTTTACGGGAAACTTCACGTGTGACAGCTTTAAGACCGCCCTCTTAAATGGGGATGTGGACTTTAGTGGAAACACGTTTAAACTAGCTCTATACACAAACTCTGCCTCGTTAAGCGCAAGCACGACAGGCTATACAGCAGACGGTGAAGCCTCTGGCGGTGATTACGTTGCTGGAGGTTTAGTCTTAGCAC